CCGTTTTGAACTTCTTTCTTCCAAGCTCGTTATTCAGGCCTCAATTGAAAATATCCAACTGATTTGCTTTCGTTTCATCTCGACCTTCGACGAAGACTTGAAATATTTTCTCGAAGGGAAATCACAGCTCGACCCGCGCAAGGGCCCGACTAATCATCAAAAGCGTTTAGCCAAGGACTTCGCCGTCATCAAGGACGGACAGTTCATCTGGTCCCGGACACCCGCGTATGAGCGCATGGGCGCGATTGCCGAGTCTATCGGCCTCCGTTGGGGCGGACGCTGGGAATCATTAAACGACATCTACCACGTCGAATATCAGGAAGGCGGGGAATAAAGATGTACGTCTCAATATGGCGGGTAGTTAATTTCCACCTAAACTCCGCAACCTGGACCGCGCCGAACGTCCGGCTGGAAGGGGAACGCCATGACTGCTCAAATTAAACGGGCGCTCGTGATCGCGGGCCTCGTGGTCGCCGCTATCCTGGCCGGGCTTGTTGTCTATGGAAACTACCAGCACGTCATGTACCAGCAAGGTCTGGGCGCCTCGAAAACCCTAACTGCGGAATACAACGCCTATAAGTCCAACGCTGAAACGGCCATCGCCGCTAAAAATGCGGAGATAGCCCAGGCCGCGAAAGACAAGCTGGACGCCCTGGCCCAAGCCAACGCCGCCGCGCAATCGCAAGCCGCCACTCAAGCGGAATTAAACCGACTCAAAGCAGAAACGGCCGCCCTCCCCCCCGATGCCCTTTCGGGCAAGATCAACGCCTTCATTGGCGACAATCAAACGAGGCCAACGGCGGACGGCCGGTTCTCCTTCACTCGCCCAGGCGCGGACAACACGCTCAATATCTTTTACGAGCGGGATGCTTTCAAGGCGCAATATTCAACCGAGCAATCTGTCAGTCAGAGTTACAGGTTGGCCCTCGACAAATCGGACGCGATTATTTTGGACCAGGGGCAAAAATACACGCTCAAGGACGGCGAGTATCAGAAAGCCCTCGCCGCGTGGTCCAGCGATAAAGACGCGCTCAAACATCTTCAACGTTCCATCTTCGGCCTTCGCACAAAGTCGTTCTTAATCGGCGCGGGAATCGGTGCCGCCGCCGTCATTATCTACAACCTCATCAAGCCGGCCGATGCCGCTATCGACAGCGTTGCTGTCATCAATCAATGAGGTGATAAGCATGACCCCCAACGATCCTATTATGCACTCGTCGGATGGGGTATCCATCCGAGACTATATTGACTTGCGGTTTACCGAGTTCCAACGCGCCATCGATAAGGCCGAGGCTACGATGTGTACTCGACTTGACGGGATGAACGAATTTCGGGAAGCCCTCAAAGACCAGGCGGCAAGGTTCATTACGCGGGACGATCTTCGGTTCCTTCAGGAGGAAGTCAGGGGTCTCCGGAAGCTTGCGGATATGGCCGAAGGCAAGGCGTCCCAAAACTCTGTCTTGTGGACGGCCGCTATCGCTATCGTCGGCCTAATAATCAGTGTCATCCGATTATTTGTGAAATAGAAAGGCACTCATACAAGTAACCCATGACGAAAAAGAAGCCCGCCGTGAAGCGCGTCGCCTTTGCCGGACAGATCAAGTCTATCCGGACGACCATTGATACTGTCGGCGACAAGGTCGGCACACTCACCGTTTCGTTCCGGCCCGAAGGAAAGACCGTCGCCAAACTGGACGCGCTGCAGAAGCCGGACGCGGAAATTTATGTCGTCATCGTTGAGAAGGGCAATGCGTAAAATACGCGCCAATACGCAAGTCGGCAGACCGTTTCCAAAGGGCAATCCCGGGAAACCCCCGGGCGCGAGGAACAAGATCGGCAAGACGACCAAGGAAAACTATGACGACATTTTCAGCGGGACGGGGGGCGTGCCCTATGCTGTCTATTTCCTCCTGACTCATCCCAAAGCATATGAAAAGTTCCTGACCGAAACATATGCCCGATGCATGCCCCTGGACGTAAACCACGGGGGCCAGATCAATTCCGTCATTCATTTCGATTACAGCAACGGCAACGGAAACGGCCATGCCTGAAATTCGCGTCCTCGGATTCTCACCTCGCTCGGATCAGCGGGAGGTCCTTACTCACCCGGCCCGGTTCAAGGCGATGGACTGCGGCCGCCGATGGGGCAAGACAATCACCGAATCGAACTGGTTGGACGAAGGTGCTATCAACCACGGCGGGGAAAATTGGTGGATATCGCCGATCTTTGCTCAATCGAAAGCCGTGTTTCGGGACAAGATGACCGCCGCCAAGAAAGGCGGGGCGGATGCAGTCTTTAAGGACGTATCCATTTCGGAACTCCGTATCGCCTATAAGTCCGGCGGGGTCGAGCATTTTAAATCCGCCGACAACCCCGAAACGTTGCGCGGCGCCGGCTTGAAGCGCGTCGTGATAGACGAGGCCGCCCGCTGCCAGCGCGAAGTCTGGGAGGAAGTCATCCGCCCGGCCGTGTCCGACACTCACGGTTCCGTTCTGTTTGGCTCCACGCCAAAAGGAAAGAACTGGTTTTACGAACTTTGGACGCGGGGTCAAGATCCGCTTCAACCCGAATTCAAGTCGTGGAAATTCCCGACTGCCGATAACCCGCTCATCTCTGCCGAGGATCTGCAACACGCGCGGGAATCTTTACCCGTCGACGTCTTCAACCAGGAATACCTGGCCGAATTCCTGGACAATAGCGCGGGCGTGTTTCGAAATATCGCGGCATGCACCGGCGCCGTCCCCTCTGCCCCTATCAAGGGCGCCTCATACGTCGCCGGCTTGGACCTGGCCAGGCTCACGGACTTCACGGTCCTGACGATCCTGGATGCCCAGGGCCGTCAGGTTTTCATCGATCGTTTCAACCTGCTTGACTGGAAGATTCAAAAGCAGCGCGTCATTGATGCTGTCCTGGCCTACAACAGCGCCGCTCTTTTACTTGATTCCACCGGGATCGGGGACCCGATCTACGAGGATCTCCGTCACGCCGACCTGAATGTGGACGGGTACAAGTTCACCAACGAATCCAAGGGTCAATTGATTGAATCCCTCATGCTGGCTTTCGAGAAGGGCGAGATTCGAATCCTGGACGACAAGACCCAGCGCAACGAGCTGGACATTTACGAATACACGATCAATCGCAGCGGGAGCGTTTCCTACAACGCCCCCGAAGGCTACCACGACGACTGTGTGATAGCCCTGGCCTTGGCGTGGTGGAAATTATTTTACCACGGCGCGGAGCCGAACATAAGGAGTCTAGCGTCATGAAAAAAATCACGCTCGGATTATCCATCTTCCTTTTGACCCTCGCCGTGTTGGGGGCGACGACGGTCTCCGTTAAGACTGCATCCTATGCGGTTACGTTGAGCGATGATGGTTCGATCATCATCTTCAATTCCGCCTCGAATCTCACGTGCTATCTTCCGAGCCTCCCTGCGGACAGGGTCGGCTTTACGTTCACGGTGCAGAAGCGCGGGGCCGGGAATGTGACGATCGTCCCCCAAGCGCTTGGCTACATCGTAGACAGCGGAATCGGACAGTACCTGAGAAATACCGTCGCTGGTTCGACCTGGGCGTCTGTCACCCTGATATATGCGACAGCAAACCACTGGACGGCCAGCGCGGCCCTCGGGACATGGGCAACCGACACGTCAACGCTCGGTACTGGGCTGACCGTGCCCGTGAGCGTGGCGAACGGTGGGACAGGGGCGGCTACCTTCGCCCTAAACGGCATCCTGTACGGCAATGGGACTGCGGCCCTGGGTGTAACGGCCATCGGGGCTGAGGGGCAGGTTCTTCGCGCCGGGGCAACTCCGTTTGTCCCGGCATGGACCACGGCAACCTATCCCGCCACGGCCTCGACGGCGGGGAAGGCATTGATTGCCGATGGAACAAATTGGACGGCGGCTGACATCCTCTCCGCTGTTCCGACGGGCCTGACGTATACGACCGCGACGAGGGCGGTGAGTTTGACCGCTGGTTATGTCATCCCGACAACCACCGAAGAAACCAAGTGGAATTTACCCTCACTTTACACGTCCGCCGACGCGGCGCTCGCGGCTGATGGGGTACTTACTACCACCATTCCAAACGGGCTGATGGGTATCGTTATGGTGAAAGAGGCGACGGCGCTGAATCAATATTTCATGGTCACACCAACCGCAATCGGAACGGCCATGACGACCAATGCTGCTTATTCCGACACGAAGGACAACGCCCTGACCGTCAACGTCTACATCGAGGCGGGGTTTGTGAAGGTTCAAAACAAAACCGCTTCGGCCATCAACATCAAGGTCGGATTCGTCGGGTTCAATTAAGCCAGGGCAATGAGCTTTTTATCTCGACTCCGGAAAGCCATCTCGGGCATCGACAATCCCCTGGCCCGGGTGATCCTTTTCGGCCTCAGCAAAAACGCCGTTTGGACTCCAGGCGATTACTTCTCTCTCAGCAAGGCCGGGTACGAGAACTGCATCACGGTTTATGCCTGTGTGAATTATATCGCCCGCGCCGCAGCGGGGATCGAATGGACGGTTGTCGTCGGGAAGAAAGACGCCACCGATCATCCGATTCTGAAACTCCTCGCTCGACCGAACGAGGAAGAGGGGCGTCGAGCATTTATCTTCAAATGCTTTGCGTCGCTCCTGCTTGCCGGCAATCGTTACGTCCTGGCCGGACGAATCGGAAAACAGCCGCCCTTGGCCCTCTGGGTTCCGCGGCCGGATAGGATGAAGATCCTCCCGGGCGGACCGAAAGGCCAGCTTGTCGCGGGATACGAATACGGAACCCCTGGGCAACTGCCTCCGATCGAGCCTGGGCTCATCATGCATTCAAGGCTATTCCACCCGACCGACGACTTCTATGGCCTGTCTCCGCTTAGCGTTGCCTCCCATGCGGTCGACATTTCAAACATGGCGTCCGAGTGGAACGCCCGCTTGCTTCAAAATGATATGCGGCCGCCTGGCGCGCTTTCAACCGAAAGTCGGCTTGACGATGTGCAATATAAGCGGTTGAAAGAGACGATCAAGGGAGAATGGCAGGGATACGAGCACGCGGGCCAGCCACTCCTCCTCGAGGGCGGGCTGAAGTGGACGAACTTCATGCTCACCGCCAAGGAGATGGACTGGCTCAACACGACGAAATTTAATAAGCGCGACATCTGCATCACGTTCAATATCGATCCGTGTCTTGTCGGCGACTCCGAATACGCGACCTACTCAAACAAGGTCGAGGCTCGCAAGAGCGCCTATGAGGACGTGATCATTCCGTTCATGGATGAATTGTGCGACGACCTTAACGCCTGGCTTTCGCCGATGTTCGGAGAAGGCATTGTGCTCGGCATCAACAAAGATAAGATCCCGGCATTTCAGGAAAGCCAAGAAAAAAAGTTTACCTATATCAATG